TCAGGCCGGGAACAGGTGGGCCGCGAGCCTGCGCGCCCAGAACGCCGCCGCCACGTCGTCGGCCGGGTGGACCTCGGCCTCGTCCAGGAGGTCGCCCCCGCCGGCCGCCAGCGCGGCCTCGCCCGCGCGCCCGAGGTAGTCCGCCGCGTCGGCCGAGCCGGCCAGCGTGAGGTTCTCGTTGTCGGCCCAGAGCGAGACGTACCCGCATCCGGCGTGGGTCTCGCTCTCCTGCCGGATCGCTTGGAGCAGCGCCTCGTTGTTGTCGGCGCTCACCGAGCCCTGGCCCTGCCCGTGGACGAACACGACGGCGACCTCGCCGTACCCGGCCGCCGTGGCCAGGCGGACCCACCGCTCGCGGAGCCTCGCGACGAGCGGGCGGAAGTGCTGGACCCGGTCGGCGACGGACCCCGCCGACGGCGACTGCTCGTTGTTCAGGTGGACCACGACCACGGCCGGCTGGTCGACGTCGAGCCGGACGGCCCCGAGCCACGTCTCGAGGTCGACGTCGCGGAACCGCTTGTCGTCGGCCACGGCCGGGTCCGCGTCGAGCCCCCAACCCTCGTAGCCCCACGACGCCTCGCCGAGGATGAGGTGCGTCGGGCCCGTCGCCCGGTCCGGGCGGTGGACGAGGCACCCGGCGAGGTGGAGGTACTCGTCGAGGTCGGGCGCGGCGCCGGCGGCCTGGCCGTCGAGCGCGAGGAGGGCGCCGTACCACGCCGGCGAGCCGGCCGCGTTGTCGAGCTCGACGTCGGGGAACCGGTAGAACGTCCCCGGCGCCGGGGCGCCGTCGGGGAGGCCGGTCCCCTGGGCCGGGTTGACCGTGGCCACGTTCGGCGAGCCCGAGACGCGGTCGCGGAGGCCGATCGCGGCGTCGAGGAGCGCGCCGGCCGTGTGCGGGGCGTAGGCGACGACGCGGGCCTCGATGGCCTGACCGGCGTCGGCCGGGGCGACGAGCGCGCCGTCGCCGGCCGCCGCGTTCCCCTCCGTCTCGAACCGGAAGTAGCAGAGCCGCCCGTCGCCTCCCAGGACGAGGGCGTCGGTCACGTGGACCTCGTTCGTCCACGTCGGGAGCCCGACGTGCTCGGCCCCGCCGACGGCGGCGTACCCGTCGGCCGAGGAGAGCAGCTTGTGCCCGGCCCCGGTCGCGTAGAGGTAGAACCCCCCGAAGTTCCGGACGCCGGCGCCCTCGGCGTTCGTGAGGTAGAGCCCGCGGAGCGGCGGCGTGTGGCCCTCGGCGGCCCAGAAGTTCGCCGACTGGAACGGGACCCGGTCCGTCGCCGGGTTGCAGTAGCTGTCGCCGGCCCAGAACACGTTCGCGTTCCGGCGGAGGAGGGCCCTCGCCGGCCCGAGCCCGCCGCGGACGCGCGTCGGGGCCTCGCCGGCCGCCCCGGCCTCGGCGCCGCGCGGGGCCCACGCGCCGACGAACGCGGCCGGGTCGGGCGCCGGCGCCTCCGGCGTCCCGCGGAAGAGGAGCCGCTGGACGTGGGTGTACTCGAGGCCCGGCTCGGGGTCGCCGACGCCGACGACGACGGCGTTCGCCCCGAACGCGTCCTCGGCGTAGGCCCGGTACTCGACGGGCGCGAGGAGGACGCTGGCCCCGTCGTCGTCGACGACGACGGTCACGAGGTTCAGCGCGCGGCCGCCGACGGCGACCGGGACGACGGTGTACGAGGCGACCGTCGGCGACGCGCCGGCCGGGGCGGGGAACTGGAACTGGGGCATCGGGGCGGGGGCTGGGGCGGCCGGCGGCTCGGCCGAGGCGGGCGCTACTCCTCGGGCGGGCGGCGGAGACCGACGACGGCCACGCGCGAGCCGGCCACGATCGCCCCGGCCGAGACCGAGAGCCGGAGCCGGGTCACCGCGCCGACGGCGTTGTACACCGCGCTCCCGAGCCGCGGGGCCATCCCCCGCGCGTCGGCCCGCCACGCGACGGGCGTCCGCCGCGTCCCGGTCGCCGGCGGCGGGACCTCGACCGAGAGGAGGACCGGGGAGTAGAACGCGTTGCAGAGCCGGGCCGCCGTGACGTTCGTCTGGGCCGTGTCGAGCCGGTCGTAGGCGTAGTTCGGCGCCGTGAGGACGGCCCCGCCGTCGAGCGACCACTGGGCGAGGACGTCGACGGCCTGGGCCGTGAGCTCGAGCGACGCCCGGACCTCGACCCGCTCGTACCCGGCCGGGACGTCGACCTCGACCGAGGCCCCGTCGGCCTCGACCACGACGGTCCCGACGGTCTCCCACGCGCCGGAGAGGACCTTCGCGCCGGCCTCGTCGAGGACGTCGCCGTCGCCGTCCAGACGGGCGAGGAACGGGAGGTCCTCGGCGGCGAGCCCGACGTCGCCGTCCGCGGAGGGCTGGACGCCGTTGACGGACTCGACGGGGCCGACGGCGGCCTCGGCGGCGGACTCGGCCGCGGCCTCCGCGCTCTGGGCCGCCTGGAGGCGGAGCGCCTCGACGAGCCCGTAGATCTCGAGGATCCCGTGCGAGAACGACTCGTCGATCGACGCGAGCGTCCGGTCCTCGACCGGGCCGTCCGACGTCGCCGTGAGGAGGCGGAGGACGTCGGCGAGGACGACGAACGACTGGGCCACGTGGGCCGACGTGACCGGCGGGACGAGGACGGCCTCGGCCCGGGCGGCCTCGGCGTCCTCGACGGCCTCGACGAGCCCGCGCGCGAGGACGGTCCCGTCGGAGAGCGTCCGGTCGGCCTCGTCGTCCGAGCTCCGGGCGCTCGCGAGGAGCGCCGCGTCGTCGATCCCGACGCCGAGGGCGTGGAGGAGGGCGGCGAGGTCCGTCCCCGGCTCGAGCGCCGGGACCTCGATCTGGGTCCGCGTCGTGCCCGGCATCGGCTAGCCCACCTCGAGGGTCATCTGGCGGCGCTCGACGGCGTCCGCGTACTGGAGGACGACGTAGTACGACCACACGCCGGCCGGCGGCGTGTCGGACCCCGTCATCGAGAGCGTCCCGGCCGAGTCGACGGCCCCGACGCGCTCGACGTCGACGGCCACGACGGCGCCGGACTCGTCGGACCGGGCCAGCGTGATCTGGGGCCGGTAGGCCGGGAGGGCCTGGCCGATCCGCTCGCGCTCGGCCTGCCGGAGCCGCTCGCGGTCGGCCGCCGCCCCGGCCTCGGCGACGAGGCCGGCCTCGCGGTACGGCGCCGCGGCCGGCCCGGCCGGGGCCTGGGGGAAGTCGGGCGAGACGAGGTACGGGACGCGGACGTGGTACGTCACGGCCTCGGCCCCGTCGAACGGCTTGTTGTCGACCGAGAGGACGGTCGCGCTCGGCTTCTGGCGCGAGACGTAGACGGCCGAGTCGTCGTGCTCGACGTACCGCTTGAGCCGGCGCGGGGGGAGGGCGACCGTCGGGTCCTCGGCCGTCGGGACCTCGACCGTCTGGACCGTCGCCGCGGGGACCCACCACCGCTCGGTCCCGTCGCCGGACGGCGTCCCCTCGACGGCCCCGGCGACCTGGTCGGCCACGGCCCCGTACGGGTCGGTCGCGCCGACGGCGTCCTCGGCCGGGACGAGCACGTAGAGCCCGGGCGCGAGGGCGGGCTCGGGCGAGTTGGCCGTGTCGAGGACGACGGCCGTCGCCCCCAGCGTCCGCGGCCAGTCGGGCCCGGGGAGGAACTCGAGGTCGCCCGGCGTCTGGCAGAAGAACGGGACGCCGCGGGCGAGCGCGGCGAAGTTCGCGTCGACGAGGGCGTAGACGTCGTCCCACGTCTCGGGCCGGGCCTCCGTGGCCGACGTGTATCCGCCGGCGTTGACGGCCGGGTTCGGGACGAGCGGGGAGAAGTAGACCGACATGATCGGGGCGGCGCCCCCGCCTCACCGAGGCGGGCGAGGCCGGCGGGTGTGGCTAGGCGGACGGCGGCGGCGGGAGGGTCAGCTGGAGCGAGCGCGAGCCGTCGACGCCCGTGGCCGTCTCGGCGTCGCGGAGGACGAGGGCCCCGCCGGCGAAGAGGAGCCCGAACGGGCGCGGACGCGCGAGCGCGACGTCGTAGCCCTGGCCACGGAACGAGCACGCGACGGTCCGGACCGCGAACAACCCGCCGCGGTCGGCCCGGAGCTCGTGGGCGTCGGCCCCGGCCGGTCCGGCCCCGGGCGTTGTGGCCACGAGGTAGAGCGCCGGCGGGGGGGCGGCCCCCTCGGCCGGCCGGTCCGTCGGCCGCGCGACGACGGCGTCGGCCGCGAGCGTCCACGTCCCGTCGAGCGCGCGGCGGCCGTCGAGCGTCGGGAGCGTCGAGTACTCGTAGCTCCGGCCGAGGGCGAGCCGGGCGTAGAACTCGGCGACCTCGAGGGCCCCCTCGTGCTCGGCCGGCGTCGGGTTGAGCGCGTCGTCGGTGACCTGGGGGTCGAAGTAGAACACCCACACGGGCCGCCGGCCGGCCGGGCACGAGAGCCGGACGGCCCGCTCGACCCACGCGCCCCACGGGCCGGCCGAGCCGGGCTCCCCGCTCGGGGCCCGGTCGACCCGCTCGAGGTCGACGACGACGAACGGGACGGCCCACCCGCCCGCGGCCGCGACGGCCTCGGGGTCGTCGCCGGCCGCCTGGCCCCGGAGCGGGAGCGGGAGCCGGTCGGCGAGCGCGGCGTGCCGGGCCGTCCCCGGCTCGACGAGCTCGAGCGTCGCGCCGGAGGGGTTCGCGTCGCCGAGGAGGGCCGGGTCGACCGTCGTCCCGTCGTCGCCGGCCACGCCGCCGGCCACGGCCGCGCCGACGGCGTCGAGGGCCCACCGGACCGACCACGGCGTCCCGCGCCGGGCGTGCCACGCGGCCGCGCCCCACACGACGTGGCGGACGTCGTCGTCGGTCGCCTCGGGCCCGTAGAAGTCGACGCCGAGGAGCGCCGCGGCCCGGTCGAGCTGGGCCCGCGAGAGCGCGCGCGGCCCGGCCTCCCCGACGCGCGGGAGGACGGCCGCCTCGCGGACGGCGGCGAGGCCGCCGGACCCCGTCGCCAGGGCGGCGAGCTCGTCGCCGACGGCCGCGGCCAGCCGGGCCGTCCGGGCGTCGGCCGCGAGCGGGGGCGGGAGCGCGGCCGCGACGTCGGCCGGCTCGACCGCGAGCGGGTCGGCGCCGGCGTCCCACGCCTGGAGGTCGGGGTCGAACGCGCCCACGGCTACCGGTCGAGGACGCCGCCCAGCCGGACGCCGTCGTAGCGGAGCCGGACGACCTCGCCGGCCGCGACGGCCACGTGGGCCGCCGGCTGGGCCACCTCGACGCGGTGGACGCCGGGGTGGGCGGCCTGGACGGCCTGGACGAGCCGGCTCGGCGTGACGTCGCGGCCGAGCCCGCCCTCCTGCCACGCCCGGTAGGCGTCGACGGCCCCGAGGACGGCCCGCTCGACCTCGTCGGCCCGGGCGGCGTAGGCCTGGGCGAGGAACCACGTGACGTCGAGGGCGCCCTCGACGACGGCCGGGGCGGAGACCGAGACCGTGTCGCAGACGAGGCGGACGTCGTCGGCCGAGAGCGCGGCGCCGACGGCGGCCACGGCCGACGCCGACGGGACGGCCCCGTCTCGGCCGGCCACGGTCACGGCGACGGCGCCCGGGGCCGGGCTCGAGACGGCGGCCTCGTAGACCTCGGGGTGGGCCGCGACGGCGAGGAGCCGGTAGTGCTGGGCCGTCCCGGCCGCGAGCCGGCTCATCCCGAGCGGGGCCCGCGCCCGGAGCTCGGCGTCGGTCTCGCGGTCGGCGCCGCCCTGGGTCGCCGTCGCGAGCTGGGCCCGCCCGACGCCGGCGACGGCGTCGAGGACCTCGAGCGGGGCGCCGGCGAGGTACCCGTTCGCGCTCGCGCCCGGGGCCGCCGCGGTGGCCGCGACGTCGGCGAGCTGGTCGGCCGTGGGGAGGACCGCCTCGGCGTCCGTCGCGAACACGGCGTCGAGGAGCGCGACGCGCGTCCCGGCCGGGACGACGACGGGCCCGACGAACCCGTCGGCGCGGAAGAGTCGGACGGTCGCCGTGGCCACGGCCGGCTCGCGGCGGCGGACGCCGACGAGGGCGACGAGGGCGTCGAGGTGGTCGCCGGTCGCGGCGTCGACGGCGTTCTGGTCGACGGCCACCCCGAGGGCCGCGTAGAGCCGGGCGACCTCGGCCGCCGTCGTCTCGGCCAGGAGGAACTCGGGGTCGGCCCGGGAGAGCGGCGCGCCGGACCGGTCCTCGACGCCGCCGACGAGGCGGGCGAGGACGGCGTCGGGGTCGGTCTCGGGGAGCGTGGCCACGGGGCCAGGGTGCCGCGGATCGGGCGCCGCGGACGCGAACATCCCGAACCCGGGATCCCGAACCCGGCCGGCCTACATTGGCGCGACCCGCTGCCCCGATCGAATGAGAGCCGACCAGGTCGAGTACGTCACCGAGGCCGGCCCCTTCACGGCGGCCGAGTACGAGATGGTCCGGCGCCGGCCCTCCACGCTGCCCGTGGTTCGGCCGCTTCGGGTCGGTCCCGTCGAGGAGGAGTATCGGAGGGCCGTCGAGGAGCGGGCCGCGGAGATCACGCGGCGGCTCCTGCGTGGCCGGAAGCGATGACCGCGGCCGAGAAGGCCTCCCGTTGCGCCGCCACCCCGACGACGCCGGAGGGCGTTGCCAGCGTAGCGCACGTCCTGTGGCCCGACCGGTTCGACGGCCCCGCCACGATCACCGAGGCGGACCCGCTCGGCTCGAGCGTCACGCTCGTGGAGCGCGAGGGCGGGGAGTGGGAGGTCACGCTGGCCGACGTATGGGAGGCGCTCGGTTTTCACTGAGCCCGTGACCGAACCACGGATGGTCGCCTATCTAGGATGGTGGCGCACGACCGAGGTCGAGGTCGCGCCCGTCCGCTTCGGGTGCGGAGCCGGCGAGGTCCCATGCTTCGAGTGCGACGGGACGGGCGACTGGACGCCGTTCCACCCGGACCCGCCCCCCGAGGGTGTCCTGTGCGTCGAGTGCAAGGGGACGGGCCGCGTTCTCATCTCGGTCTAGTCCACCTCGGGCGCCGGCGGCGTCGCGTCGCCGATGACCCCGCACTGTCGGAGCAGCGCGGCGCAGTCCCTCGCGACGGCCGCGGCTTCGTACGCCTCGAGCCGGACGAGCCGGGGCAGGAGGTTCTGCTCGAGGCGGGCGGCGTCGAGGAGCATCCACCGCCCGCGCCACACGCTCAGCGGCTCGCCCCGGTAGAGCACGTCGTCGCCCGTCATCGGCCGACCCCGTACGCCTGGGCCCGCTCGGCCACCGAGGCCGGCACGGCCGCGAGGTCCTCGACGTCGCGCGCCGCGGCGGCCCACCCCTCCGGCGGCGGCTCGAGCCCCTCGAGGTCTCCGGCCGGCGTAACGACGGCCCGGCCCGCCTCGGCGGTCCCTCGGAGGATGGCCCGGATCGTGGAGCGGCACCGGTGGTGGTTCGGCGGGCTCGCGTAGCTCCAGAAGTCGTGGTCGGCCGGGAGGACCACGCCGTCGTAGCTGTTGCAGAGGTCGGTCGTCCGCTCGTCGCCGACCGCGACGTACTCGAGGTACTCCAGCGCGTCGCCGAGGGCCCGGAACTGGCGCCACCGGCCGACGCTGTACGCGACCTGGCTGTTGTTCCGGACGACGGTCTCGAGGAGCCACGGCGAGAGCGGGTCGACGCCGGCCGCTTCGAGCGCCTCCTGAATCACCTTGCCGCGGTCGCGGGCCGTGGCCCCGACCTCGATCGCCTCGGCCAGCGCGTCGCGGACCTCGGCGAGGACGTCGGCCCCGGTCACGCGCGCGATCGTGAACGCCCGCGTCCGCGCCGCGGCCTCGAGCGCGGCGAACTCGTCGTCGGTCATGGCCACGCGGGCCCGGAGCGCCTCGACGGCCTCGGGGAAGGGGACGGCGCCCTCGCCGTCGAGGACGACGTCGGCGAAGTCGGACGAGGTCGACCGGCGCACGTGGTCCATCCCCAAGAGCGCAGCGACGACCATCGCGCCGGCGAGCTCGTCCTCGACCGCCTGGGCCGCGTCGTCGGGGAGGAGCGTCGCCGACGTGTCCGCGGACACACCCGCCGCGATCGCCGAGGCGGCCGCGGCCACGAACGGCCCGAGCGCCTCGGTCAGCTCGTCGGCGTAGTCCTCCTCCGAGGCCGGCCCGTCGGAGAACGTCCAAAAGGGGCGTCGCTGAATGAGACCTCCGGCTCCTGGCTGGCGGTCGTCGCCGTCACGCGCTCGGCCGTGAACGCGTCGCCGTCGTCGTTCGGCCGGGGCAGGTTGTACACCGTGTAGAACGCCTCGCGCGAGACGGGGACGCCGGCCTCGGCCGCCCGGAGGTAGTGCTCGAACGACGCCGTCGTCCGCCAGTCGAACGACGCCCGAGGGAACGCCGTCCGCGCCCGGTCGCCGAACCGGGCCAGCGCGGTCCACCGCCCGAGCGAGCGCTCGACCGTCCGCGCCAGCTCGGCCCCGTGCCACTGGGCCACCCGGTCGACCTCGCGCTCCGAGACCTCGCCCTGGGCCCGGGCCCCGACGTCGGAGAGGTCGACCGTGAGCGTCGTCGAGAGGATGCCCTTCCGCATCCGCTTCTCGAGGAACGTGCAGAACAGCTCGAAGTCCTTCCCGCTCCCGCCCGTGTCGACCGTCGTCGCGCTCTTCGCCGCGAGCGCCGCGCTCGACCCGCTTTCGATGGCGGCCAGCCGGGCCGTCACGTCGTCGGCCAGCGCTTGCGCTCGGGACAACGCCTCGGGGTCGCCGGGGTCGCCGATCGCGTCGAGGAGCGCGATGATCGACGGGACGCCGAACCGGTCGAGGAGGTCGAGCCAGAGCCCGCCGCCGGCCCGGAGGAGCTTCCAGCTCCAGTAGATCCCGTCGAGCAGGCTCTTCCCCTCGGGCCGGTCCGGCTCGGGGTCGTAGCGGGCCAGGACGAACTTCCGGTCCATGTCCCCGAGCGGCGGCGTGAGCGGGCGCCACGACCCGGCCCGCCGCGCGAGGAGCGTCCCGGTCCGGTGGACGCGGAAGTTCTTCCGCTCCTCGGCGATCAGGCGGTCGGGGACCCACGTCCCGACCGGCTCGCCGTAGCGGCCGTCGCCGGGGCGCCAGACGAGCTGGCCGACGGCGAACCGCCGCGTCTTCGACCGGAACAGGTTCCGGAGGTCGGCCCGGAGGTCGAGCTCGGACCGCGTGACGAGGCCGACGTAGTCGGCGACCTCGACGGCGAACGGGTCGCCCTCCATCCCCGGCGGCGGGCTCCACTCGAGGTCTCGACCGAGGACGCGGCTGTCGATCTGGAACAGGCAGGCCGAGATCTCCGGGTCGGCCTCCATCCGGCGGTACACGTCGGCCCCCTCCTCGGCGAGCGCGTCGTCGACGTCGGGGAGGAGGGCCTCGAGGACGTCGTACCCGCGCTGCCAGCGGGGCGTCGTCTGGACGACGCCGGCGAGCTCGCGGTCGGAGGCCGTCCGGTCGCGGTCGTCGACGGGCTCGACGTCGAGCCGGCCGGACGAGTCGATCGGGCCGCCGAGGCGGAGGAAGTCGAAGAGGCCCATGGGCGCGCGTGTGGGGCGTTAGAATCCGCGCCGGCCGCGGCCCGCCCCACGAACATCCCGACGCGGCGCCGTCCCGTAGGTGTGGCGCGGCCGCGGCGCCGTCGTCCCGCCCACGGGGAGCGCCTCCTTCTCTGGCTCCCTCGCGCCCCACCGGCTGTGCGTCCCGTACCGGCCGGCGTCGACGGCGTGGTCGAGGTACTTGACGACGTCTTCGGTCACCTCGCCGGTCGACCTGTCGACCTTCCGGCGGTACGCCCGGGCCTCCTTGAGGAGGTTCGCCGACCGCCTCGTGATGCAGAGGGTGTAGCCGCGGACCGTGACGATCCCCTCCTGGACGCTCTTGTTGGCCGGCTGGGCGTTGGGGTACCCGTGCTGCTGGAGGTAGCGGATCCGGTCCATCTCGTGGTCCCAGAACTGGTCCCGCCGCCGGTGCTCCTCGGGGATCGCCTCGTCCATGAGCGCCACCAGCTCGGCGTTCCCCAGCCGGCGCTCGTAGACCAGCTCGTCCCAGTACAGCCGCGGCCGCCGCCCGAGGACGTCCTCCACCGCGCAGGCCACGAGCGCCGACGGGTTCGTGAACCCGAAGTCCCCGCCGTAGACGACCTCGAGCCCGTCGGGGATCGCGTCGACCTCGACGATCGTGGGGTAGACGGCCGCCTTGTGCGTCCCCCGCATCCCGAGGCCCCACACCCGCCACGCCTCGGGGTCGCCGTCGACGAGCTCGGCGCCGTCCCACTCGGGGAGCTTCGGGTCGTAGTCGAGGCCCCAGTCGACGACGACCTCGCCCGACGGCATGAGGTACCGGGGCGCCCCCTCTTCGACCTCGGCGATCTGGCCGGCCGGGGCGAACGGGTTGTCGAGGTAGGTCGAGACGTCGAGGTGGGCGTCCTCGCGCTTCATGGCCCGGTCGATCCACTCGACGGCCTCGTCCGGATTCCAGTCGAGGACGATCTTCAGCGACGTCCGGTACCGGAGCTGGCGCCAGTCCTCGGCCGAGAGCTCGTTGGCCTCGTTGCAGTAGAGGACCTCGCGGGAGTTCCCGCGGAGCTTCTGCGACTGGTCGGCCCCGAGCCACCCGAGCTCGCAGGCCCCGACGCGGTACCGGTTCTCCGTCTTCTGGTGGAGCCGGTCGTCGTAGCGCCCGGTCGGCTTGAGGACGTCCTCAAAGAAGTCCTTCATCGCCGTCGCGCGGAGCGTGGCCAGCGCCTTCCGGACCGTCTCGAACTGCCACCGGCCGGCCTGGGCGGCCGGGTCGTGGGCCGCGACGAGGAGCCCCTGGTTCACGGCGAACGTCTTCCCGCTCCGGGTGCCGCCCTGGAGCCCGAGGATCTTCTTCGGCCCAATCGGGCCGCCCGGCGCGAAGTCGCCCCGGTCGAAGAGGAAGTCGAGGACGAGCTGGAGCAGCCGCGTCCCCTGGAGGCTGAGGACGCCGGGGACCGCCGCCCCGGTCGGTCCGCCGGCCGAGGCGCCGAGGCCGGCCGGGTCAGTCATCGTAGCCGGGCCGGTAGGTCTGGTCCTCCATCCACTCGGCCAGCTTCTTCGCCCCGGACACGGCGCCCCGGACGGTCTTGTAGCCCTTCCCGACGCCGACCCGGTTATTCCACGACGCGCGCGGCTCGTCGAGCTGCTCCGCCCGGCACGAGTACCCGCCGGACCGCTTCACGACGACGGAGAGGACGTACGGCGCGCCCGTCGGCGGGGCGTCGTAGGGCTCGGTGTGGACGACGTCGCCGGGCCTCATGCGTCCCCTCGCGTCCGGGGCGGGACGATCTCGACGCGGACCTCCCGCAGCGGCTCCCCGCCCGTCGTGAGGTCGAGCCGCTCCGCGAACAGCCCGAGGTGCTTGCCGAGGAGCTCGTCGGCCTTGGCCGCGTCGTGGAGCTCGACTTTCTGCGACCCGTCGGCGTTCTTCGTCACGCTCTTGACGAGGTGGAGCTTCCCGGCCTCGCGCATCCGCGCCAGGTCGAACACCGCCCGCTCCCGCGTCTCGGGGTCGCCGTCGACGAGCGCCGTCGCCTCCGGGTCCTCGTCGAGCTCGATCTCCATCCGCTCGATCCTGCGCCGCATCGACTTCTGGAGCTGGCGCGACGCCTCGGCCCGCTCCGGGTCCTTCTCGCCGCTGCCGACGCGTCGCTCGACTTGGAGCTCGGCCCGGGCCCTCTCGATCGCCTCCGCCAGTGGGACGCGGACCCGCGGCGTGTGCTCGTACTCCTCGAACCGAAGGAAGTCCTCGGCCGTCGCCGTCGCCCGCTGCTCGATCCGGTAGAGCACGTCGTTCGCCTCGATCCGGAGGGCCGCCAGCTTCTCCGCGATCGCCGTCCGGACGTGGACATTTGTGGACATCCGCCACCCGTGCTTCCGCGGCGCGGCGTAGCCCATCGCCCTCGAGACGGCCGTGTGGCTCCGGCCCATTGTGAAGTAGAGGTTGACCCACTCCTGCTCCTTCGGCTTCAAGAGGTCGTACGCCTCGACCCCGTCCTCGCGGCCGTGGTAGGCCTCGCAGAAGTCGCGCTCCCGCTTCTTGAGCTCGAGGAACGCGCTCGAGCCCGGCTTCGGGACGTCGGTCGTGTCGGGGCGAGCCATGGGCGACGGCCTACCGGAGCGCGCGGTAGGCGAGGTACCGGAGGGCGACGAGGCCAGCGGCCGTCGCCACGAACACGACCTCCTCGCCGACGCGGCGCGCGAGCTGGTCCGACTCGGCGACCGTCCCCTCGTACCACACGGCTCGGCCGTCCTCGAGGTTGTAGCCGAGGTCGTAGGCCACCTTGGCCGACATGAGCGAGGCGGCGAGGAGCGCCGTCGTCTCGGTCGCGTCGAGCCGCTCGGACGAGACGACGTGGGCCGTCGCGACGACGCCGGTCGCGAGGAACAGTCGGCCGACGGTCCGCCGGGCGTGGAAGTCGTCGAGGAGGGCCCGGCACTCGCCGCCGCGGCCGTGGGCGTCGACGCACCACCCCCAGCGGTTCCGGACGGCGGAGGCGCTCCCGTTGACGGCCTCGCCGGCGACGAGGGGGAGGGCCGCGAGCTCGATGAGGACCAGGCGGTGGCCGGGGGAGCGCCGAGGGCGGTCGTCGGGGGCGCCCGCCTCGGCGTCGAGCTGGAGGGCGATGGCCTCGAACGTTGGCTCGTCGAGGGCACGGTAGCCGACGACGTCCCAGTCCGGGCGGACCGGTTGGGCCGAGAGGCCCACCGAGGCGAGCAGGGCGACGAGGAGGAGCGGCCTCATAGCGCGTAGCGGCGGAGGAGGGCGAGGGCGACACCCGGCGCGTTGTCGGCGAGGAGCTGCCAGAGCCGGCTGTAGACGATGGAGTGGGCGTGGCCACGGACGGCGAGGTAGGCCACGTCGACCTCCTCCTGCGACAGCCCACTCGTGAGCTCGAGCACGCGGCGGAACGCCTCGTCAGCCATCAGGAGGCGGTGGGGGTCCCGGCCCGCCAGGTGGCGGAGCCAGTCGTGGGCGACGGCGGCCTCGGCCAGCGCGAGCGGGTCGACGTCGAAGACCGCGCAGACGGCGAGGCCGGCCCGGCCGACGGAGGCGAGGTCCGTACGGAACCCCTTGGGCACGGTGAACCGCTCGTGCTCGGCGTCGAGGCGGGCGTCGCGGCCGAGGTCGAACCGGCAGTCCTCGGCGACCGTGAACGCGGCGCCGTCGAGTCGGCGGTCGAGCGTGAGGTCGAGCTCGTCGAGCCGGGCGAGCGACGGCCGTAGGCGGGCGACGGGGAGGGCCGCCTCGGGGAACGCGTCGAGCGCGGTCGGGAGCGGCCGGACGCCCCGGGGCGTCACGCGGAGGAGTTCCGGCGGGAGAGCGACGCGCATCAGACGGCCTCCGGGTCGATCCCGTGGCGGCGGAGCATGGCGACGACGTCGGCCTCGGCGTACGCCGCCGGCGGCGGCGGGAGCGGGCTCCCCGGCTGGTAGAACCGGACCAGGAGGAGGCACCCCTCGGGCCCGGCGACCGTCGCGTGCGGGACCTCCTGGGGGACGATGAAGTAGCCGCCCGGCGCGATCTCGTAGTCGTGGTACCGGGCCCCGTCGTCGGCCCGGCCGGGGAGCGTCCCGATCCGCATGGTCCCGTCCCCGCGCATGACCCAGACGTCCTCGTGGAAGCTGTGGACGTGGGGCCGGAGCTCGGCGCCGGGGGCGAACCGGAAGAGCCCGACGTACCACGCGTCGTCGGCGACGTCCTCGACGAGCCGGCCGGTCACGCCGTTGGCCGTCTCGGCCCACGCCTCGGTCAGGGCCACGGCGTCGATCCGGTCGGGGTACTCCATCTCGACCGACCAGAGGACGGCGTCGATCCGGTCGTTCGCCCGGTGGATCCGGTCGATGGCGTCGTCGGCGGTGGCGATCCCGAGCATGGCGTCACCCGTGGCTGTGGGGCCCGCCGGGGGGCGGCCCGTGGTTCGGGCCGCCGCCGAACACGGGCGGGCGGACGATCGTGTCGCGGATCTCGCGCTGGCCCTCGAGGAGCCGCTCGGCGAGCGAGGCGAACCGCTCGAGCCCGCCGGCGGCCTGGGCGAGGGCCTCGGCGTGGGCCTGGGCCACGCGGAGCTGCTGGCGGTAGAGGAAGACGACGGCGGCGACGAGCGCCGTGCAGGCGGCGACGAGGACGTAGACGAGGGCCGCCGAGGGGTCCATCTGGGAGACCTCCCGGGCGACCTCCGTCGTCTGGAGGATGGCGGGCGTGAGCCGGTCGATCATCGGCGTCCTGCGGTCGTGGTGGGACGGTCGGGCGGGGTCACAGGCCGGCGCGGTCGAGGGCCGCCCACGTGTTCGGCCCGGCGAGGCCGTCGACCTCGAGGCCGCGGCGGGCCTGGAAGGCCCGGAGGGCGCGGTCGGTGACGGGCCCGAAGTCCCCGTCGATCTTGCCGGCGTAGAGCCCGGCCGTCTTGAGCGCGCGCTGGAGGTCGCCGACGTCGCGGCCGCGGGCGCCTCGGCGGAGGAGCGGACGGGGCTGGGTCGTCACCGAGGCGGGCGGGGTCGGTGTGTCCGTGGACACGTCGCCGGCGTCCCGCGTGGCCATGTGGCGCGCGAGGTCGCGTCGGACCGCGTCGCAGTCGACCCGGTCGCCGGGGCACGCCTTCTTGGCGCCGGCCTCCCGGTGCCCGATCACGTTCTCGATCGCGATGCCGTAGCGGTCGACGAGGCCGGCCGCCAGCTCGTGCCAAGCCGCGCGCTGGGCGTCCGTCCACTCCTCGCCCTGGACGCCGTGGTAGTCGTCGCCGTGGTGGCCGGAGAAGCAGACGCCGACGCTGACGGGGTTCATCCCGCCGTCGCGGCAGTGGGCGCCGACCTGGCCCTCGGCGCGGCCCTCCTCGACCGTCCCGTCCTTCCGTACGACGTAGTGGTACCCGATCCTTGAGAACCCGCGTTGCCGGTGGGCCCGGTCGATGTCCGCGGCGGAGGGGTCGCCGGGCCAGGCTGCGGTGTGGAAAACGAGGTGGGTCGTACGGCGACGCTGAGCCACGGGAGCGCGGGCGGTGTGGGCCCAACCTGGCCCGCACATGTGCCCGAGCCCGCGAACATCCCGATCCCGTGCCGGGCCCGCCGGCGCTACGCCGAGAGGACCTCGATCTCGACCCGGACCGGGACGCGCCCGAGCCGGCCCGTCGCGAGCGCGACGTCGAGGCGGACCGACCGGACCCGGACGCCGGGCTCGTCTCGGAGGGCGAGGACGACGGCCTGGCGGAGCAGCGTGGCCCGCGAGGCCGGCGCGTCGAGGAACGCCGTGTCGATCCCGAACCGGCGGTCGAGCGGGACCGACCCGAGCGGCGTCGTGAGCCGGAGCCGGACGCGCTGGAGGAGCCGGGCCAGCCGGCGCTCGGCGCCCGCCCGCCCCTCCTCGGACGTCGCGAGCGCGAGGGGGGCGGCCCCACCGGAGGCCCCACCGGCGGCGAACCCCGCAGCGGGGGACTCGGCGACGAGGCCGAACGGGAAGTCGATCGTGGTCATGAGTACTCGGTGAGCTCGACGTCGACGGACACCCGGGTCCCGGCCGCGTCGCGGTGCCGCTCGCGGACCGACGCCACGACGACGTCGCCGACGACGCGGGCCCCGACGACGAGCGAGCACACGCGGCCGCGGAGCGCGTGGAGCCGGGCGAGCCGCTCAAGTGGGGCCGGGGCCCCCTCGATCGGGACGAGCGTGAAGGACACCCGGTGCTCGGCCGGCCGGGGGCCCAGCCGCTCGAGCCGCGTCGCGCCGCCGCCGCGGTGCTCGGCGTACTCGTCGCGGAACGCCGACTCGAGCTCGTCCGGGGCGAGGTCGGACGAGAACTCGACGGCGTCGGCGACGGGGCCGGCGGCGGGGGAGAGGCTGCCTACGGTCATCGGTCGGGCCGCTACGTGGAGTGGGTGTGGCGGCTCCGGAAGTCGGGCCGCGGCGGGAGGATCGGCGGCGTGGGCTGCGGGTGGGCCCCGGGCTGCGTGAGCGCGGCGTGCTGGTTCAGCGCGCTCTCGATCGAGACGATCCGCTCGAGGAGGACGTCGTGGAGCGCGACCGGCTGGGTCCCGCCCTCCTCGCCGGGCCGGACGCCGAGGAACACGCCGCGCTCGGAGGCCGCGTAGACCGGGAGCGGCGTGTCGACGGCGACCCCGCGCTCGGGGTGGTACTCGACGCGCGTCCCGTCCGGGTACGCCGTCGCGTGGGACTCGGGCCGGACGTCGTCGGCGGGGAGCTCGGCCGTGTCGGGGTACACGGCGCCGAGCACAACGGCGTCGCCGGCGCCGACCCGGGCGACGACGACGACCTGGTCGACGGCCGGGAGCCGGAGGGCCCGCGTGCCCGAGGCGCCGGCCTGGGGCTGGAGGACGAGGTACGGCCCGTGCTCGGGCGGCTCGCCGTCGGGGCCGGGGCGGCCGTCGTACCGGACCATGACGGCCGCGAGCGGCCGGCCGGCGGGGTCGGCGGCGTGGGCGGAGACGCGGGCGAAGGAGAGGTCGAGCGGCGTCCGGCTCGTCGGGGGCAGGTCCGCTTCGGGGTGGTCGCGAGACCCGGGCTCGTTCGTAGTCATCGGGCGTTCCGCATCCAGGGCGGGAGCGAGTCGGGGACGACGGCCGGCGCCGGCGGCGGGAGCTCGGGGACGACGACGGTCGCCCCGGCCGGGCACTCGGCTCGGACGGCCAGGAGGGGGTTGGCCGCGAGGAGGATCGCCATGTGGCGCTCGGCGCCAAGGAGCTCTGCGGCCAGGGCGTCCCAGGGCGTTGGGTAGGGGACGGTGCGCGTCATCGCGGGCGGGGAGGTCACGGGAGCTTGACGACGTTGGCCTCGGTCGTGAACCCGCCGTCGGCGTCCCACCGGTGGGTCACGGCGTCGGCGAGGTACCGGCCGTCGTAGCGGCCGAACCCCGAGGGCTCGACGACCGACCCGGCCGCGACGCCCGGGGCGCCCTGCGCGAACGTGAGCCGGCCCGAGTGGCCGGCCCTGTTCTCGCGCCGGAGCGCGGCCTCGGCGATCCGGCGGGCCTCGGCCTCGCTCCCGACCGTCGCCTCGATCCGGAGCGTCTCGGCCGAGTCCTTGAAGTCGGGCGCCTTCGCGGTGGCCTCGACGACCTCGTTCTTCCGGGGATCGAAGTACGAGCACGTCGCCGCCTTGTACCTGCCGTGGAGCGCCTCGTCGAACGACCAAGCCGAGAGGTCCGGCGGGAGGACCTCGAACGGGACCTGTCCGGACAGGCCGGCCTCGTCGGCGACGACGAGCCGGACGCCCCCGTCGGTCGTCGACTCGCGGACGCGCATGAGGAGGCCCGCGCGTCCGCACAGGGCCCGGAGGAACCCGGCGTCGGACACCTCCCGCTGCTCGAGCCCCTTCGGGTAGGCCGGCGTCGGCGCGAGGAAGGAGAGGCCGAGCCCGTGGCGGTCGGCGATCTCGCCGGCCACCTCGAACAACTCGGTGCCGGGGGGCCAGCTCTGCGAGCGCTTCGTCTTGCGGAACCCGGCGGCCGAGCCGAGGAGCTCGGCCGACTGGAGCTCGAGCGTGAGCGACGTCGCGGCGCCGCCGGAGGCCCGAACGGAGTCGGCCTCGAACGTCCCCCACGGGAGGAGGTACGGCTCGCCCGGGGCGTACCAGTTCGTGAGGACGAGCGCGAGGCGGAACCGGTCGCCGCGGAGGACGGGCCAGTACGGGACCTCGCCGCGGGCGCCCTCGCCGCCCGCGACCGCGACGAGGCCGAGCCCGTCGACGTCGCGGCCGGTGAACCGGCCGTCGGCGTCGGAGAGCGTGAGCGTGGCCGTGTCGGCCTTCCCGTGGGCGTGGTCCGTGTACGTCGCCGCGGTGACGAACGGCCGGAGGTCGCGGTCCGCGTCGACGCCGGACGTCGGCGAGGCGGCCCCGCCGGTCTGGCCGGGGAGGTACTCGATGCGGAGGTCGGAGGAGCGCGGGGTCATCGGGGCGTCAGGCGGCGCGGCGTCAGAGCGAGAACGAGCTCCGGCGCTCGAGCCGGTCCCGCTCGGCGACGGTGTCGAGGATGAGCCGGCGGAGCTCGGGGAGCGACCGCTCGACGCCGGCCCGGGCCGCCTCGGCGACGCCGGGGGCGGGGCCGCCGGCGACGTGGACGTTCACGGTGAGGTGGATGGGGGCGCCGGCGCGCGCGAGCGGGGGCGCGGCGGGACCAGGCGGGGGCGCCGCGCCGCTGGCGGCTCCGGCGGCGGCGCCGCTCGGCGCGACGGCGAGGGCCGCGGCGAGGGCCGGCGTCCGGACGGCCGAGAACGCCGACGAGAGCGCCGAGGTCAGCGGGGCCGGCGTGACCGTCGAGGCGAACAGCTCCATGAGCCCGCGCCCGCCCGTGTTGAACGCGGTGAGCGGGCCCCGCTTGACGGGCGATCGGGCGATGAAGCTGGGGGCCGTCGCCGTCGCCGCGGTCAGCCCGCGCTCGACGAAGCCCCGGCCCGAGGCGATCCCGTCGCCGAGGAGCCGGGCCACCCCGCGCCCGCCCTCCGACACCGCGCCGCCGACGGCCCCGAGGATCCCGGTCACGCCGTCCTTGAACGCGACGGCCTTGTCGTAGGCCGCCGTGAGCTTCTCGATGAGCCACGAGACGGCGTCGACGACGGCGCCGACCGCGTCGGCCGCCCGCGTCAGGTTGTCGACGAGCCCGCCCCCGAAGAAGGCCCCGAGCGACTGCGCGTTCTGCTCCGTCGTCGCCGTCTCGTCGCCGGTCCCAATGAGCTTCTGGACAAGCCCGCCGAGGAGCTGGCGGACGGGCTCCGTGGCATCCCACAGCCGGCCGAGCGACCCGCCAAGGTCCCGGAGCTTGTCGACGAGGCCGCCCGACTCCGTCGCGCCCTCGACGAGCGACGAGACGAACCCGCCCGCGAACCCGCGGCCGAAGGCGAGCGCCTCGCGGCCGAGCGAGACGACGAGGTCGCGGGCCGGCCGGGTCCACTCCCAGAACCGGCGGAGCGCGCCGGTCACGGTCTCGACGGCCGGGGCCACCCTCGCGCCCCACGCCGCCCCGATCGCGGTGAACCGGGCGAGGTCGTCCGCGGCCGGGCCGAGCGCGAGGTCGTCGCCGAACCCGAGCCACCGCTTCACGGCGTCCCACCCGTCGCGGAACAGGCCGACGAGCGGGGCGAACGCCTCGGCCACCGGGCCCATCGCCGCGACGAACCCGTTCTTGAACGCCTCGACGCGCGGGCCGATCTCGTCCCACTGGCGGTACACGGCGACGCCGACGGCGACGAGCGCGCCGAGCCCGAGGGCCCACGGGTTGAACATCATGGACAGCTTGAGCTTCCCGAGCCTCTGCATGAGCGACCCGGCCGCCTCGATCCCCCGGCCGAGGTTCTCGGCGAGCGCGCCGGTCACCCACAGCGACCCGCCGACGCCGACGAGCGCGGCGCCGACGGCGCCGACGGCCGCGATCATCGCGCCGAACAGGGCCTTGTTCTCCGAGGCGTACCCGACGAGCCGGCCCATGAGGCCGATCCCGAGGTCGAGCGCGCCCTTGAGCGGGCCGAGGAACGACGAGCCCGACGCCTGGAACAGCGAGGTGAACCCGCCCTTGAGGATCTGGAGCTTCCCGAAGAACGAGTCCGTCATGGCCGCGGCGGCCCGCATGGCCACGCCGGTCGAGTCGCCGAGGTCGGCCGTCCCGTCGCGGAGGCCCTCGACGTCCTGGAGGAGCGGGACGAGCGCGGCGAACCCGGCCTCGCCGAACGCCCCGCGGAGCTTGTCCTGGACGTCGGGCGTGAGGTCGTCGACGTCGCCCAGGCGCTCGGCCAGGCTCCCGAGCGTCCCGACGAGGTCGAGCCCGCCGTCGGCCGTCGTCCGGTAGGTGAACCCGAGGGCCTTCGAGGCCGTGTTCAGCTTGCCCATGACGGCCGTCAGCCCGGTCCCCGCGCGCGAGCCGCCGAGGCCGGCCGTGTTGAGCATCCCGAGCGCGGCGAACATCTGCTCGACCGGGAGCCGGGCCGACTTCGCCGCGGCCGAGGCGTAGTTGAACCCCTCGGCGAGCGGGCCCAGGCTCTCGATCTGGTACGCCTGCTGGGTCGCCGTGATGAGGTCCGTGAACCGGGCGCTCTCGTCGGCCGTCGACTTCGTGTCGTCGGCGAGGTTGTTGAGCGCCGTCCCGAGGAGCCCGGCGAAGCTCGCCGCGTCGCCCATCGTCGCCCGCGCGCCGGTCAGGGCGTCCTCGGTCACCGCCACGGCGTCGGACGCCTCGACCCCGGCCGAGATCACGTTGTAGAGCGTCCCGGCGTAGGCGTCGGCGCCCTCGCCGGTCGCCGCCTGGAACCGGAGGAACGACCCGGTCGCCGAGTCGACGACGGCCGCGGCCTCGGCCCCGAGCGACTTGACCGGCTGGAACGCGGCCTCCATCGAGCCGGCCAGGGCCGCGGGCGCCGCGGCCGCGGCGAGCATCGACCCGCCGACCTTGGCGACGATCCCCCCGACGTCTTGGAGGTCGCCCCCGACGTCGCGGACCTGGCGGCCCATCTTCTCGACGGCCGTCCCGGTCGCGGCGAGGCCGCGCCGCATCGTGTCGGCCCCGATGAGGCGGAGCTCGAGCCCGGCGGTGAACGATTTTGACATGGTGTGTCCCCGCCGCGCGGACTCGTGTGAGGGTCAGTCCCCGCGTTCGGCCCGGCGGAGCGCCTCGCGCTCGGCCTCGCGGCGGGCGCGCCGTTCGGCCGCGTGGACCTCGCCGAGCGTCTCGACGAGGAGCGCGGCGACGTCGGCGTCCTCGTCGAGGACGGAGAGGCCGAGCTCGCGGGCGGCCGTCACGAGCTCGGCGAGGGAGGGACCGGGGCGGCCTGGCCCTCGCCCGCGGAGTTGTTGAGGGCGTCGAAGTCGTCGGCGTCGAGGTCGAGGACGTCGTCGGACTTCATGGCCTCCCACGCGTCGGAGCCCGGGCGGCGGAACCGGGCGGCGTCGGCGATGAGGTTCGCCGCGGCGTAGGCGGCGAGGACGGCCGGGTCGAACGCCTCGGGGGCCGTCCGGCCGGCCGGCTGGTAGCCCGTCCCCTCGTTGCGGAGCTGGGCCCGGGCGCTGGCCACGGCGCGGACCTGGAGCCGGGCCGTGTGGCGGAGGACGACGAAGTCGAGGCCGAGGACGGGGAGCGTGCCGGAGGCCCGGACGGTCCGGCCGTCGAGCTCGTCGCCGGCGGCGGGGAGCGCGCCGGCGGCCGACGACGTGTCCGCGGACACGTTGAGGCCGTGGGCGTCGAGGACGACAACGGTGTGGGTCGGGTCGGGGGTGTCTGCGGACACGGGGGTCGGGGTGAGTGAGCCGAGGCGGGCGGAGTGGGGGGGCTACAGGAAGCCGCGCTGGTCGGCGTAGAGGTCCTCGCCGTTGACCTTCACGACCTGGTTGAGCGGGTCGACCTCGACGACGTCCTCGCCGTCCAGGACCAGCTTGTAGTAGCTGACCGAGACCTCGACCTCGACGAGGTCCTCCTGCGTCCGCTGGATGGTCGGCGTGGCCAGCTTCTTCCCCTCGCACCGGAGGACGGCCCGGTTCCCCCGGCTCACGACGGCCCCGGTCGAGGAGTCGCGGTCGCTCGTCACGATCCGGACGTCGACCTCGATCGTCCGGCCGGGCCGGATGACGCGGGCGACCTCGGGGCTCAGCGCCCGGAACTTGAACGTGGCCGACATGGCCTGGAGGTCGGCGGGGTCCGTGACCTCGACGGCGCCCGTCGTGGCCATGTTGCCGATCTCGGTCGTCCCGAACTCGACCTCGGGGAGGTCGACCTCCTCGAGCCCGTCGGACTGGACGCCGTCGAAGTAGCCGCGTGAGGCGGAGATGCGGGCGGGGATGTTCGGCATGGTCTAGGCGACGAGGGTGCTGAAGAACTCGAGGTCGACGCCGAGCAGGAAGTCGACCTGCTCCATCGGCGTGGCCGGGAGGAACGCGAGCCGGTACGTCACGCGGCCGTCGGCGAGCTCGGCGGCCGGGTTGTCCTCGGCGAGGAACGCGGCCCGGAAGCCGAGCGAGGCCCCCTGCCGGACGAGCGCGTTCCCGCGCCGCTGGGCCGCGTCGAGGACCCGGTCGACGCCGGCCCGCGTGATCGGCCCGTCGACGAGCCCGAGCGTGTCGAGGACGAGCGCGTTCGCGGCGTAGTTGGCGACGGCCCGGCCCGGGACGAAGCTGTCGCGGGCGACGGCCTCGGCCGTCTCGGCCGTCGGCTCGCCGGCGACGTAGGCGCTCGTCCGGTTCCCGGCGAACCGGAACCCGCCCGGCCCGAACCGCTGGGCCGTCACGATCCCCGCGTCGCGGACCGACCGGACGTCCTGGAGCGTGAGGGCCACGGCCGGCTCGGCGGCGAGGAGCGCCGTGTTCGAGGGCGAACGGAGCGGGACCCCGTCGTTCTCGGCCGCCCCGCGCGCGACGGCGCCGGCGACGTGGAGCGACATGGGGTCGACGACGAAGACCGGGGACCCGTCGACCTCGGCCACCAGCCGCTTAACGGCCGGGAAGCACGCGACGCCGAACGGGTCGTCGAGGGCCGCGCCACCGGGCCCGGCCGTGGCCTTCGCCGCGATCCCGGCCGCGGCGTCGTCGCCGGCGAGGTCGACGAAGGCGAGGGCCCGGAAGTACCCCGTGTGCGAGGCGGCCTTGGCGAGGAGGGCCTCCCGGACGGCCGCCTGGTCGGCGAACCCGGGGGCGACGAGGAGGCTCGGGACGAGGCCGAACGCCGTGAACACCTCGTCGACGGTCTCGATGCCCGTCCGCGTCCCGGCCCCGTCGTCGGCGCCGGCGACGTCGGCCGCCGAGACGTTGGCCGTGTCGCCGTCGTGGACGCCGGCCGAGGCGTCGTAGACGTTGACGAAGACGACCGGGGCCACGCGGTAGAGCGTGAAGAGGACGTCGGCCGCGGCGTCGAGCGTGTAGTCGTTCTCGTCGCCGCCGGCGGCGACGCCGAAGGCGGCCCGGTAGTCGGCGAGCGTCCGGCAGAGGACGGGCTCGTTCGCCTCGGCGGTCCCGGTCCCCGGGGCCGTCCCGACGGCGAAGATGACGGCGCCCGCGACCTGGCGGGCGGGCGGCGTGAGGCCGGCCTGGTCGGTGACGTTGACGCCGTACGGCTGGGGCATGGTCGGGGGGGTGCTGGGGGCGGGGCGGTCTTCGGGGCGTCGGCCGCGGTGGGCGCTACGTGCTGCCGGCGCTACGTGCGGTCGGCTCTACGCCTCGACGATTGTCCCCTTGTCGAGGAGCGCGCGGACGGCCGGGTCGGCCGAGGGGAGCCGGTAGCGGGCGCCGGGGTGGAGGAGCCGGTGGGCGCCGGCGACGACGGCCGCGAGCTGGCCTTGGCCCTCGACGAGCCGGAAGTGGCCGAGGCCGTCGTCGTCCGTGTCGGGCGTCGGGGCATCGGCCTCCGCCTCCTCGGCCTCGGCGACCGCGTCGAGGTAGGCCTCGACGTCGCCCTTGAGGACGTCGCCGGTCTTCCCGGTCGCGGTGATCTGGCCGCCCTCGACGAGCGCGGCGACGTCGAGCCCGTGCTCGTCGGCCAGCGCCCGGGCGGCGTCGTTGAGGGTCGGGGCGGTGCGGTCGGCGTCGGCCATGGCGGTGGGCGCCCGGGAGCGCGGGGGAGGAGGGGCCTTAGAGGGCGGTGGCGGCCTCGACGACGAAGGGGTCGCCGGGGCCGAGGGAGTCGAGCGGGTTCGGCTCGGGCGCGGCGAGCTCGGGGAGCCGGTCGGCCGCGACTGTCCACGAGACGGCCGTCGACCACGTCGCCGTGAACCGGTCCTGGCCCTCGCGGTCCTGGGCGAACCCGGACCGGCCCGGGACGGCCGCCTCGACGCGGGCCGACGTCGGGCCCACCGTGAGCGTCCGCGGCTCGCGGAGGAGGAGGGCGAGGCAGGCCGAGGCCTCGGCGGCCTCGTCGAGGAACGGGTCGTCGGCCCCGCCGGCCGAGAGGCCGTAAGACGTGAGCGTGAGCGTAGCCGGGACGCGGAGGAGGACACGGTCGGGCGCCTCGCCGTCCTCGCCGAGCAGGCGCTCGGCGTCGTCGACGTGCTCGACCGAGGCGGCCCCCGGCGTGAGCGAGATCGTGAGGCCGGCCTCGGGCCCGAGCGGGGGCCCGTAGAGGACGACGCCCTCCCCGGTCGCCGCGTCGCCGCCGTCGGAGCACGCGGCGGCGAGGGCCGCGCCGAGCGCGCCGAGCAGCCGGGCCGCGGTCTTCGCGGCCCCGCGCGTCGAGGTAGGCGATAACACTTCGCCAGGGGAGAGCGTCTCGGACACGGGCTAGAGGTCGCCGGCGATGAAGTCGAGCGCGAGCCGGTCGAGCTCGGCCTCGTCCTGGTCGTCGAGCCCGTAGACCTGGCGCTCGGGGAGCGTGACCGAGTTTCCGCGGCCGGCCCGGTCGGTCCCGGCTGTGATCGCCGCGGCGTAGGGGAGGTTCGAGCCCCAGGCGGCGTGGTCCGGGCCGGAGTCGACGGACTGGGAGCCGAGGAAGTCGGCGTCGTCGACGAGCGGCTTCGAGCTCCCCTTCCGCGCGACGGTCGACTCGGCGTTCGGGGCGAGCCGGTCGCCGTCGACGTCGCGGCCGTCCTTGATCCGCTTGACGGTCGAGGACCGGCCGTGCTCGGCGATCCGCCGGGTGAGCGGGGACGGGTCGGCCACGCGGCGCTCGACGCCGTCGAGGAAGCCGGCGAAGGCCTCGAGGCCGGTGAACTCGGCGCGCATGGTCTCGGCGTCTGTGGAGGCGGTCTCCGTGGAGGTGTCCGTGGAGGAGCCGGAAGCGGCTCCGGCGTCGAGGCCGACGACCTCGACGGCCGGAGTCGCGGTGTCCGCCTCGGGGACGGCGTAGGCGGGCGCGGCGACGAGCGCCAGCAGGAGGAGGGCGAGGAGGCGGGGGAGCGTTCCCATCGGGCGTCGGGGAGGGGTGAGTCGGACGCTACCGGGGCCGCCCGCCGGCGCCCGCGAACATCCCGAAGGGCGGCCCCGCTGCGGGCTCGCGGCTCTCCTCCACCCCGCGGTTGTCGGTCAGTGAGACCACGCCGCCCGACGAGATCTAGGTCAGGGCGAGGAGGACGATCGTTCCGGAGGTGAGGCCGCCGGAGGGGTCGCCCGCCGCGAGCCGGACCGACGAGACGGGGGCCGTGGAGCGCCAGGACCCGCCGGTGACGTAGGCCCCGGCGTCGTCGCCGGCGAGGCCGCCCTTCATCGTCCCGGTCACGGACTTGTAGCCGGGCGTGTTCGACACGGTGACCTCGCCGGTCTCCGTCTCGTCCGTCCCGCCGAGGACGGCGGCGCCCCGCCCGAGGACGACGCCGTCGGCGCCCTTCGCGGACCGGCCGTCGGACCCGGCGCCGTGTCGCCAGCCGAGGAGGGCGTAGTCGTACCGGCCGTTCCCGGCCGCGTCGTCGCCGTTGAACGTGAGGACGTAGTCGCGGCTCGTGACCGCGGTCCGGTAGAGGTCGCACCCGATGAGGAGGAGGCGGAACGCGAGGTGGCCCGACCACGCGCCGGCCGAGGGCTCGGAGAACTCGACGGCCGGGACGAGCCCGTCGACGGTGGCCCGCGCGAGCTCGGTCCACACGCCTCCGGCGCCGGCCGGGCCCGGCTCCCCCTGCGGTCCGGGCGGCCCGGCCTCTCCCTGCGGCCCAGGTGGACCCTGCTCCCCGTCGGCTCCGCTCGTGAGCATGCCGACCTCGGCGCCGTCCTGAAACACGGTGATGGTGCCGTCGCCGTTGTCCGTCGCCGTGACGGACGAGCCGTCGGCGCCGTCCTGGCCGTCGGCTCCGGGCAAGGTGGCGGCCCACTGGGCCTCGGAGAGCGGCGGGTCGTCGTCGGTCGTCGAGAGGTAGCTCTCGTACGCGCTCGGCCCAGGCGGGCCAGGGGCGCCGCCGGTCTGCGGCGCCGGCGACCGGGCAGGGGGCGTCGCCTGGCCGCGCCGGTCGCGGAGCCGGGCCGATAGACCCGAGCGAGCCATCGGCGCGACGGACGCGACGGGGAGCCGGGGCCGGTCGCCCTCGTCCTCGGACTGGCCGTCGCCGGCGCCGGCGTCGTAGGCGTTTCCGACGAGGCCCTCGAGGAGGTCGTCGGCCTCGCGGCGCTTGTCGGCCGCCGTCTCCTCGCGCTCGGCCTTCCCCCAGGCCTGATACTGTGCCCGTGCGAGGACGGCCTCCCGGAGGATCTCCGCGCGGGTCTCCGCCGCCGCGTCGGCCTTCGCGTCGTCCGTCGGCTCGGGGTCGAAGTCGATCGCGAACCCGTGCCGGAGCGCCCGGCTCCGGAGCCACGTCAGGGCCTTCCGGTGCGCGTCGACCTCGAACCCCGTCCCGATGGCGGCCGCGAGCTGCTGGCGGTGGCGGTGGGAGAACTCGGCGAGGACGTCGTCGGGCGTGGGGGCGGGCATGGGTCGCGCCCTCCGGCGCGGCGTGAAGGACAGCGGCCCCGCCCCGGAGTACTAGGGCGGGGCCGCTGGGCGGGCCGGGGCCCGCGTGGCGCCGGTGGCTCAGGCCGGCGTGGGGGTGGACCGCGAGCGGCCCGAAACCGGCCGCGCTACGTGCTCGAGGCGTCGCCGCGGGAGATGGCCGGGGCCGGGGGAATGAAGAACGGCTTCGACTCGATGAACAGGTCGATCTGGCTCATGTCGTCGGCGTAGGCCGCGATGACCGAGAGGGCCGACGTGGCCTGGTCGCCGAACTGGTCGAGGCGGACCGAGAGGAGCCGCCACGGCGCGCCGGAGTCGACGGCGAGGAGCTCCGTGTCGCCGATGACGTCCTTGAACCCGGCCGCGACCGCGCCGCCCGGCTGGCCGAAGTCGGCCAGGCCCGGGTGGTCGTACTGGGCCGCCATCTCCATGAGGACGAACGACCCGATCTGGATGCCGCCGTCCTCGCGGACCCGGGCCGGCACGCGGGTGTCGTTCGAGATCGCGTTGACCTTCTTGATCAGCGCGGCGAACACGACCCGGCCGACGTAGATGTCCGTCGTCGCGTACCCGCGGCGGGCCCGGGCCGTCTTGAGGTTCGAGAGGTCGAGGTGGACGACCGAGATGTCGGTCGCGTCGAGTGTCCAGTCGGCGCTCGGCGTCCACGCGTGGACGTCGCCGTACTTGACCGAGAACACGTCGACGACGGTCCCGGCCTTGTCCGCGATCGGGTAGTCGATCCGGCCGGTGAGCGACTGGGCCCCGAGGGCCTCGCGCGTCTTCCGGTGGATGTCGACGTGGCGGCCCGAGATCCGGTCGGCGTAGTTCTGGACCGACTGCCGGCCGCCCGGGAGGAGCCGGCGGTTGTTGTACTCGGCCGCGCCCATCCCGTCGACCGTCTTGATCGGCTGCGGGCGGATGAGCGAGATGCCCGAGCCGTCGCCGGGGACCGAGATGCCGGGGGCGCCGCGGAGGACGAGCGGGACGGCCCGGGTGACCCGGGTGATCTCCTCGACGGGGACCGTCACGTCGTCCCAGTAGTCCCGCGTCCGCTCGGGGTAGAACGTGTCGGTCACCGGCGTCCCGTAGGACTCCCGGTTCTCGATGACCTGGGCGATCCGCTCCGGGCGGAAGAGGCTCTGGACCTCGGTGATGTTCGGGCGGGTGTGCGGCATCGTGCGGCGCTCCTGTCGGCGCGGTGGGGTCGGTGGACCGGTGGGGGTCCTGGAGGAGCGGGTGAGCCGGGCCCGCCGGTCGAGGGGGGAGGTCGGTTAGCGGGGGTAGATCCGGAGGGCCTCCAGCTGGGAGAGCGCGGCGGCGTTCGGGGCCGCCGTCGCCGAGCCGTCCGCGGCCGTCGCGGCGACGAGGCCGTGGACGGCCACGGTCCCCTCGACGCGGACGAGGGCCGACGTCTGCTCGGCCGTGTCGACGTCCTGGTGGTGGACGAACACGCCGGTGACGAGGTCGGCGCTGTCGGTCCCCTGGACCCATCGGACCTTCTTCCCCGCGTCGCCCGCGGTCCCGTCCTTGAGGAGCGTCCCGAGGACGTAGACGCCGTCGTCGGCCTTGAGCGGCTTCACGAGGTCGACGTCCGGCTTGTTGTGGCCGGTGTTGATGTTCCGCTCGGAGTGGGTCGTGAGCGTCGTCTTGAAGTCGGACATCGGGTCGGTGCGGCGGGGTGTGGACCGCTGGCGGTCCGGTGTGGGGCGGGGCGTGGACCGCGGTCGGTCCGGGGGCGCGCTCGGCGCTAGAGCTTGACGTGGGAGGCCATGACCTTGTCGTCGGCCGCCTCCTCACCGGAGTCGGAGAAGTCGACGGCCCCGCCGAGGTAGTCCCGCGACGGGATCACGGCGTCGAGGACGGCCGCGAACTCGGCGAGCGGGTCGGCCGCGCGGGCCTGGCCGTCGGCGTCGGCGAAGTCGACCGTGTCCGCGTCGGCGCCGAACACGGCGTCGGCGAACGCGACGACCCGGTCGACGCCGTCGCCGTCGAGCCGGCCCGCGAGCGTCTGCCGGAGGGCGGCCAGGCGCTCGGCCTTCCGTTCGTTCCGCATCCGCTCCATCTGGGCCTCCATGGCCCGGAAGCGCGGGTTGTCCGAGAAGTCGTCGGTCTCCGGAGCGGGCGTGCCCGCGGCCGGCGTGCCCGCGGGCGTGCCCGAGGCGGGCGGCGTCGGCGTCGGGTCGGACGGCGTGGGCTGGCGGGGCGTGGGCGTCGGCATGGTCGTGGGCGCCGGGTCGGCGAAGTAGAAGTCGTTGGCGTCGACGAGCGTGTTCTCGGCGATCCCGAGGGCCCGTCCGAGCGCGCGGAGGAGGTCGACGTCGGGCGAGTGGAAGTCGCCGTCGAGGAGGTGTCGGAGCGTGACGGCCGAGACGGTCTCGTCGTCGGTTGAGACGGCCGCGGCCAGCGCGACGAGCGCGGCCGACTGGTCGGCGTGGCCGTTCGCGTCGCCGTAGCGGGCGACCTCGTTGGCGAGGATCCGCGAGAACGGGCTGTAGCCGTCGGCGAAGGCCACCGGGACGGCCTCGCCGCCGGCGGTCTCGGACACCCCGACGGTCAGCTCGACGTCGTCGGCCGAGAACGCGAGGTCGGGGAGCCCCTTCACGGCCGGCGGCGTCCCGCCGAGGAGCGCGACGTGGTGGGCGTAGCGGCGGCCCTGGGGGTCGCGGCCAAAGCCGACGGACCGCTGGTTGTAGAACCCGTCGTTGACGGCGTCCTTGACGGCGTCGAGCGGCTCGCCGTCGGCGAACAGGCCCGTGACGGTGGCCCCGGTGAAGGGGTGGGTCGTCTGGCCGGCCGAGAAGTTGGTGAACCGGCCGTAGCGCGGGCCGCCGGTCCCGCGGACGTGGCCGATCGTCATGGGGGCCTCGCCGATCTCGTTCGTGACCGAGGCGGCCTCGGCGAGGTCGGCGTCGGTCAGCGTGTGGCCGTTGTGGTGCTGGCCGGCGTAGGCGAGGAGGACTCGGCGGGGCAAGGGCGGGGCGGCACCGTGGTGCCGCGGGGACCGTGGGGCGGGAACGTGCCCCCAGGGTCCGCATCGGCCGATCCCGCCCCCGCGAAGATCCCGAACGGGCCCGGCGCGGACCTCAGTCGCGGCCGGGCCAGGCGTACACGCGGAAGAACCCGTCGGGGTAGCCCCGGTGGTACTCGTTCCGGAGGACGCGCGGGACGCCGCGGCGCGAGACCGTGAAGTGGTAGAGGCCGACGCGGACGTTGACGACGAGGTCGCTCATGGGCGGGGACTAGGCGGCGAGGCCGGGGAGGTTGACCGTGTTGTGCTCGACGAGCCAGAGCCGGACGGCCGGCCGCGCGGCGAGGTACGTCCCGCCGACCCGGAACGCCTCGAGCTCGCCCGACGAGACGGCCCGGTAGACCGGGTCCTTCCCCGAGCCGAGGACCTCGGCGATCTCGAGGGGCCGCCAGTACCTCCGCTCGGGCGGGAACGCCCGGTCGAAGTCCTCGGCGAACCACGCCGGCTCGTCGAGCACGCGGGCCGGGACCACGAGGGTCTCGGCCAGCGCGTGGCGCGGGGCCGCGACGGCGCCGGCGCCGGCCTCGGCCAGCTCGGCGAGCGTGCCGGCCAGGGCCCGCCACAGCCCGGGCGTCGGGGCCGTGGCCACGTGGGCGTCGCAGAGCGGGACGGCCGTGAGCGCGGCCGCGTACGACTCGGCGTCGGGGGCGTCCGTCGCGAGCTGGCGCGCGAACCGCTTCGGCCCGTCGGCCCGGCCGCAGACGCAGCAGGGGAGGGCCCGGACGGCCCCGAGGTGGCGGGCGACGCGGCGGGCCTCGGCCGCCTCGGGGTCCGTCTCCGACGGCCGCCGGAACACCTCGGCCCGGGCGTGCCGGTACGTCAGGCGGGCCCCGGCCTCGACGGCCCGCTCGGCGGCCGAGGCGGCCCACGTGAGGAACCGGTCCCGGTCGGGCTCGCCGTCGTCGCCGGCGAAGAGGTCGGCCTCGGCGAACTGGCGCCGGTCCCGGAGCGTCCGGACGGCGAGCCCGGCCGCCTCGGCGAGCTCGGCCGCGGCGACGCCCTCGGCGACGGCCTCGCGGACGAGGAGCCCCTGGTCGAACCGGGCGGCGACCTCGTCGACGCCGGCCCGGCTCTGCTCGAGCGCGGCGCCGTCGGCGTCGGCCTCGAGGGCGCGGAGGCGGTCGGCGTAGGGGCCGACGCCCTGGGGGGTGTCGGTCACGCGGCCTCGCGGGGTGTGTCCGCGGACACGTCGAGGCCGGCCGCCTCGGTGGGATCCTCGGCGAGGTCCTCCGGCATCGCGATCCCGACGCGGAGGCAGACCGCCGCGAGCTGGCGCCGCCACCGCTCGGCGGTCTGGAACTGGGCCACGGCGTCGGCCGCGACGGCCTCGGCGAGGGCGAGCCCGGCCCGCGTCCGCCTCAGCTCGAGGCGGGCCGCGTCGCGGGCGTCGAGGGCCGCGCTCACGCGCCCGAACCAGTCGAGCCGGTCGCGGACGCGCCGGTAGTGCGCGGCCTCCTCCTCGCAGCGGCGCTCGCGCTCCGTCGTCCGGTCCTGCCGAAGCCAGAGGCCGGCGGCCGTGGCCCAGCCGGTCAGGCCGAACGCCGAGAGGAGGAGGAGGTCGAGCAACGCGGTCCGGGGAGGAGCCTCAGGCTATCCCACTAGACCCCTGTCGCACAACGCACGTACGGCGGGTGCCTAACGTAGGCCGCGATCCACGACGACGTACCCGGACGCGAGGGCGACGACGAAGCACCCCAGTAGCAACAGGAGCGGCCCGCCTCCCGGCGCCCCCTCGGCCTGGGCGAGGTCGTAGAGGACGTTGAAGAACTGACCCGCCGCGACGCCGAACATGGCCCCGGCCAGGACGGCCTCACGCCTCCGCTTCACGCCGGGGAGGCGGACAGGCCGGAGGCCCGTCTCGACGTGGGTCCTGCTCACGGTCTCGTTGGCGGCGTCGTCCATGGCCGACAACGTACGCCGGTCGATCTCGGCCTGGGACCACTCGACTGGTCCGGCTCAACAGGGATCTGATCCTGGAGAGGGCCACTTGGCGTAGTAGCTCTCGAGCCCGATCGAGTCGAGCACCGCGGGGTCGGTGCCGGTTGCTTCCGCGATCTCGGCCTCGTACAACTCCTCTAGCTCAGTTAAGAGCGAGCCCCGGCCGTCCATCCATGACTGGAGGTCCTCCTGGGGTGCACCCGGATCCGGCTCGGGGAAGCGGTCGTCGGCCTCGCACCGGGCGCGACGGGCGGCTTCGCCCATCCGCCAACGGAGCTCGCGGCGCTCGGTCGGGGTCAGGCCCCATCGATCGCCCGGCGGGTCCAAATGGTACAGGATCGCTGCCCTGTCGAACCGGTACTCCGGCCCCGAATCGACGGGGGCCTTCCCCGCCATCGCGAGCCAGTCACCGTGACCCGGAAGAGTATGGTTGGGCATGAGGAAGATGGAGTACCCCCTGGGCTCCGCGTACCAGGACGACGAGAGCGACCGAGCGTGCTCGACCCTCTCGTGCAAGAGCTCGGCCAGAGAGGCCGAGTCGGCCGGGGTCTCCACTCTAAGCCACTCGATGTAGCGAAGGTCGCCCGGAGAAGACGTCAGCGAGCTGTCCACGACGACGAAGGCCGGGGGTACGGCCGCGGCGGCCCCTGCCCCGCGGTCGTCGGTGTCCGCCGACGTGACGGCCGCCTCAGCGACAGATTCCTCGCCGCCCTCGTCCTCGAAGAACGAAGCACACATCCCGCACGCGGACAGGACGGCGAAGATGACGAGGCACCCCAAGGCCGCCTGGCGCTTGTTGTCAGCGCCGTCCTCGGCCTTCCCATCGTCCGAGTAGTTCCGCCGGTTGGGCGGGGCCTGGGGGATCTGGGGGCGGCGGAGGTTCTCTGGCTTCTTGTCGTCGGCCATCTCGGGGGGAGGGTCAGCGCTACCGGTGGTGGTGGCAACGGCCGCTCGGGTGGGTCGTGGGGTTCCTGCAACGCCGGCCCGCCGAGGCAGCCCACCCCGTGCACTGGCGGGACGTCGTGCGGATCGTGGCCGGGGCCGACCGGCGCTGGATCAGGACCGGCGCCGGCCCCTCGTGCAACAGCGACTCGGCCACGTACCCCTCGGTCCAGCCGACGCCGACCGCCCGGTTCTCGACGCGGCACCAGCCGCCGGCGCACTCGCGTGCGTAGACCGTGGCGTCGCGGACGAGCTCGCCGACCTCGGCGTTCGACGTGCCGGGGCCGGACCGGACGTTGACCGTCCCGTGGGCGTACCGGAGGTCGGCCCGGTCGCGGGCGGCCTGCGCGGCGACCGAGTCCGCGCGGGCCTGGGTCTCGGCCGCAAGGCGGGCGCGCTCCGCCTCGGCGGCGGCCCGCGACGCCTCGGCCTCGGCGAGGCGCGCGGCCGCCTCCGCCCGCCGGAGCTCCCGTTCGGCCTCGAGCTCGGCGCGCCGCTCGGCCTCCCGCTCCGCGCGCTCGGCCTCGGCCGCGGCGACCCGGACGGAGTCCTGGCGGCGGCGCTCGGCGTACTCGGCCTGGCGGCGGGCGTCGACCCGGGCCTGCTGCTGGTCGCGGACCGCGCGCTCGACGGCGTCGGACGCGGTCCGCTCGACGTCGCGGGCGATCCGGTCGACGGACGCGCACCCGGCCAGGATGACCAGGAGCGCGAGGATGGAAAGGCGGTTCATGGTGGGATCGTGTGCCGGAAGCCGTCCGGAGGCGGGGCGGGGTCGGCGCGCCGAGTGCGCGCGGCAAGGGGTTGCGGGAGAACGGGTTGCGGCGCCCCGTTAGAAGAGCGTCGGCCCGGGTGTGACAGAGTTAGGTGTCAGGGGGGGCGGCGTTTTGTCCACACCCCATGAACCGACGTCCGCCACCTCCGCCGATCCCCGACCACGACGGCCGGCCCGCGCCCGGCCTTGATGAGGCGCTCGCGGAGATCGACCGGCGATACCCGGCCCACCCGATGCGGCGCGCGCTCCGGGCCGCGGCGGCGTACAACCACGGCGACGCCATGCGGTGGCACGTCGAGATGCAGCTGGCGCTGGACGAGTTCGCGGACGAGCGGGGGCTCACGAGGGCTCAGGTTGACCAGATGGTTCTCCCTGCGCGGCGGTTTGTTGAGCGCCGGTTGCCACGACGCGAGCCGTAGCGCGGAGGGCGGGGCCTGAGCGGCGGCCCTCGCCGAGGACGGAAACGGGCACGTGGACCTCGGTGCCTCCGCCAAAGTCGATCACAAGCAGCACGGAAGGTGGGGCCTGCCCAGCCTCGGCGGCTTCCTCGAGATAACCGAGGCGGTCGGGTCCTCCGCCGGGGAGTCGCGGCGTGAATGAGGCGTCACGAGGTCCTTCTCCTGTTTCGAGCCAGTCTGGGTTGACTTTAAGCGCCTGGGCAATTGCCTCGACAGTTGACCTGTTTCTCGGCGCCGTGTCGCGTTTGACGTGCCGCTGGATAGTCCTCCTGTCAACAGGAGCGGCTCGCTCCATGTCGGATGCATCGAAGCCTAAAGCCGCCATGGCTGACTCGAGGCGCGCGCCATAGGAGTCGAGGGGCGATTCAGTCGGGGAAGTGGACACCGGCGAGAAAGTGTGCGGCAAGAGTCGCGCGTAGTTGACAACTGCGCGGCAAGTGTCGTACCCTACGGACGGCACCCGCCAAAAGGTTACGCCGCCAGCCCAAGCCCCGCAAATGGACCAGCCCACCCGCGACCGGATCGACCGCCTCCGCGGACTCAAGGCCAAGCGCCCCCCGCTCACGCACGCCGAGATCGCCGCGGCCTCGCCCTACACCGAGGCCTACGTCAAGGCCGTGCTCAACGGCCGGGACCTCCCGGTCGAGCCCGGCCCGACGCTCGACCGGATCGAGGCCGCGATCGGGAAGGCCCGGCGCGAGCAGCGCCCGGTCGAAGACCGCCACGGCCGCGGCTTCGCCGTCGCCGGATAGCCCCGGGCCGGCGACGGCCCTTCACGAGCGCGCCCGCGGCTGGTGGCACAGCCCGGGCGCACGATGCCACTCACCCAACTACAGACTCATGGCACACGCCGAATCTACGACACGCCGCCGCCACCTCGCCCAGACCTACGGGGCCTCGGCCCGCGAGGTCGCCGACCTCGAGGCCGTCGAGAACGACCTGGTCGACCGCGACGTCGAGCGGGGGCTCTCGCCCGACGAGTCGGCCCGCCTCGATGAGGTCCAACGCCGACTCGCCGAGATCAGCCGCGAGACGTCGCCGTCGCCCGCCGAGGCGGAGGAGCCCGTCGCGCTGGCCGTCGCCGCCGACCGCCCGCCCGCCCGGGCCCGGCGCGTCCCCCGCCCCCGGATGCCGAGCGCGCCCGGGATGGAGGAGCCGGCCGACGGCTCGTCCCGCCCGGTCCCGCCGTCGTCGGGCGAGCGCCCGTGGCGCCTGGTCCGCGGCCGTCCCCAGCGTGGGGCCGCTGGCCGGCCCGCCGAGGCGGGCGCCCTCGTCGGCCTCTGCGACCCGCTCGCCGTCGCCGTCGTCGCCGTGGCCGCCGCGCTCTTCGCCATGGGCGCGACCGGCGAGGTCCCCGACGCGCTCCGGATGCGCCGCTCGCGCCGGCACCCGGCCTGCGAGTGGGCCGACGGGGTCGGCCTCGGCCGCGGGTGCGCCTTCGTCGCCACGCGCCTCTAGCCCCCGGACCGATGAGAGAGATCACCGACCCCCACACGGACGCCCTCGGCCGCCGCTACCGCGCGCTCGTCGAGATCAACCCGAACGCCGAGGCGGTCCCCTTCGCCGTCTACGCCGGGATGGACGCCGACTGCCGGCTCTCGTTCGAGGCCGACGCGCTCGGCGCCCCCGTCGTCGAGCTCCCGCGCGAGTGCCTCAAGGCCCGGCCGCCGGCCGCGCGCCCGGCCGCGCCCGCCTCGGTCGGCCCGCCGGCGGAGCCCTCGTCGGACGCGGCCCTCTGGCTCATGGCGCTGGCCATCGCCCTGTGCGCCGTCGCCGTCATCGCCTACACGCTCGCCGAGGCGGGGGTGGCCCCGTGAACGGCACGCCGACCCCGCCCATCCTCCGGGTCTACCGCGCGAACGGGGCCTACGAGATCGCCCACCTCGCGCTCGACGGCCCGCCTGCCGACCTCGCCCGCCAGCTCGACCGGGCCTCCTACACCGTCGAGCGCCAGGGGGCCCGCCGGTACCCCACCGAGCACGTCGCCTCCGACGTGGCCACGCTCGTCCGGAACGGGTGGGTCCACGCCTTCTGCTTCGACTGCCAGCCCCGAGACCCCCGCCGCCATGTCTGAGAACACCGCCCTCCAGCGCGTCGAGACGGGCGCGCCGGCCCCCGCGCCGGCCCCGTCCTCGAACGCCCTCATCACGTTCGACCGCGAGCAGCTCGACGTCCTCAAGTCGACCGTCGCCTCTGGCACGTCCGACGCCGAGTTCGCCCTGTTCGTCCAGGTCTGCCAGTCGACCGGGCTCAACCCGTTCCAGCGCCAGATCTACGCGATCGTCCGCGACACGTGGAACCCGCAGACGCGGCAGAAGGAGCCGAAGATGACGATCCAGACCGGGATCGACGGCTACCGCCTCATCGCGGCGAGGACCGGCCAGCACGCGGGGACCGACGACGCCGTGTTCGGGCCCGAGGACGACGCCGGGCACCCGGCCTGGGCCCAGGTCACCGTCTACCGGTTCCTCCCCAACGGCTACAAGGCCCCGTTTACCGCGACGGCCCGGTGGTCCGAGTACTGCCAGTCGACGCGGGACGGGAAGCTGACGGGGATGTGGTCGAACATGCCGTACGGCCAGCTCGCGAAGTGCGCCGAGTCGCTGGCGCTGCGGAAGGCGTTCCCGGCCGAGCTCTCGGGCGTGTACACGCGGGAGGAGATGGCGCAGGCCGACAGCGAGGAGGCCGAGGTCGTCTCCGAGCGGTCCCGTCCGCCTCGGCGCCGAGGCGGGGAGGGCCGAGGCCAGGGCGGCCGCCGCGGCTACCCGGGCGAGTCGCTCCACGCCGGCCCGACGCCGGAGGAGGTCGAGGCCGCGCGCCAGGCGAAGGGCCAGGCCGCCCCGGCGTCCGCGCCGACCCAGGCGGAGATCATGGCCGAGCTCGTCGCCGCGCTCGACGCCGTCGAGGCCGCGCGGCTGGACGGCGACCCGGCCGAGGTCTGCATGGAGCCCGTCGACCTCCTCGTCTCGTCCGTCCGGGGCTGGCCCGAGGCCGCCCTCGACTTCGCCCGCCGCTGCGGCCGGGAGGTCTGCCGGGGCGAGGAGCCGCGGCTGGCCATCCGGAAGGTCTCCGACGAGGTCAAGGCCGAGGCGGCCGCCGCCAGCTGAACCCGTGCTCTCCCTCATCCTCAGCCTCGCCCTCGTGGCCGCCAGTCCCTACGTCGCGCCCGGCCTCTACCAGGCCCCCCACCGGTTCCCCGACGAGCTCATGGCCGACCCCGACGTCCCCGACTGGGCGAAGGTCGTGTGGTGCGCCGTCCGGAAGGTCCAGGCCAACAACGACCGGGCCTGGGGCGAGGCCGCGTACTACGCCGACCTCTGCGCCAAGTCGCCCGCCCAGGTCCGCAACGGGATCGCGCTCCTCCGCCGCGGCGGGTGGCTCGTCGAGGTCGGCCGGCGCGGCCGCTCGCCCGAGCTCCGGTGTTACGCCCCGGCCCTCTCGCCGGACGAGGCCGAGGCCGTCGAGCGCAACGAGGGGTTGCGCGAGCCCGCCCCGGATGTGCAAACGCTCATTGCAGATCGGGCGCCAGAAGCGCAAACGCTCATTGCGCGAGACGACGGAAGTGCAACTGGTGATTGCGCTGAGTGCAATGAGGGTTTGCACACCCCCACACCCCCTAATAAGGAACAAGCCTGTCAGGAAGCCGGGATGGGGGATGACGCCGCGCGGGCGCGGGCGCGCGAGGCCCTGGCCGCCTGGTCGATCTCGAAGCCCGCCGTCGTCGCCGAGGCCGAGGACCGGGCCGAGGCCGGCCGGCCCGACGCCCAGCTCGTCCGGAACGCCCTCCGCCTCGGGCTCACCGGCCGCCCCCCCGTCGCCGTCGCCGACGCGCTCGACGCGCTCGACGCCCCGGCCGCCGCCGCGCTCGCCGTGGCCACGCTCCGGACCGCCCGCTCGAAGTCGCCCGACGGCCGCGCCCGCTACCTCCTCTCCCTCGCCGCATCCCTCCAGAGCCATGACACCGAACGCCGATACGCCGACGCCCACCCCGGACCCGCAGCCGATCCCGCCGAGGGCGGAGGTCGAGGCCCGGTGGGCCGCGCGGGAGCAGAAGCTGGCGGCCCGGACGGACCGGGCGAGGGAGTCGGTCCGCGACGCGCTCTCGCGGTTCGCGGAGCCGGCGGCGACGACCGCCGTCTCTCGGCCGCCGAGCGCCGGGGCCAGTTCGGCCCCCAGCGTGGGGCGGAGCTCCTCGCCGCTACCCGTCGTCTCCGCGAACAGCGCGAGGGCGATGGTGGAGCGGGCGACGGTCCAGGACGCTGAGGAGGCCGTGGTCGCCGTCATGAGCGCGCTCGGGCACGAGATGGCCCCCGACCGGATCGGCTACGTCGCCGAGATCGTCGCGGCCGGCGACTGGACCCGGGCCGAGATCCGGGCCACCGTCAACGTCCTCGCCCGCGACACGAAGCTCCGCGACCACATCCGGTTCGGCGGGACCATCACGCCGGCCGACTTCGAGGGCGCCCGCTCCGGCGAGGACCGGACCGAGCGGGGGGCGGACGGCGGGCCCGACCGCGTGATCACGACGCTCCGCGGGTTCGCGCTCAAGGTCCGCCGGAACCGGCTGTACTCGTTCGCCGAGGCGCGGGGGCTGTGGGACGCCGCCGGCCAGCCGGGGAAGCTGTCCGACCACGTCCTGGCCGACGGGACGCTCAAGGTCGAGCCGACCGCCATGTTCACCGTCGTCGAGGTCGAGGGGACCGGGCGGCGCTTCCGACTCAAGTAGACCGATGATCACCGACTTCACCTCCGACACGTTCGTGGGCGCCCGGGGCGCCGAGGCCGACAAGCGCGCCGCCCCGCTCCGCCGCGCCATCGAGGCCGGCGGGTCCGTCCGGCTCACGGCGTTCGGCCACGTCCAGCGCCGGGACCGGACCGGCCGGGTCTGCGGCGAGTACGGCCGCGACGTCCTCGAGCTGGCGCTGGCCGAGGGCTGGCTCGTCGAGGCCCGGCGGCGGGAGACGCCGGTGGGCGTCGTCGTCGAGTACCGCCTCGAGGGCGCGCCGGCCGTGCCCGAGCCGGAGCCGGCCAAGCGGGCGTCGAAGCCGAAGCGCGTCGAGCGGACGAAGCGGAAGCCGTCCCCCTCCGCCTCGGTCGGTCGTCCGACCGACCCGCCGAGGCGGGCGGAGCCCAAGCGGCGGACCGTCTCGAGGCGCGACCCCAGCCTCCCCACCTCGCCCCAGCCGCTCCCGGACGGCACCGAGTCCCTCTCCGTCGCCGCCGTCGCCGCCCGCTACGGCGTCCCCGAGAAGACGGTCCGCTCGGCCGTCCGCGGCGAGCGCGTCGACCGCGGGCCGGGCTACCTGCCCGAGGGCTACTCCGGCCGGCCCCGGATGGCCGTCGCGCTGACCGACCGGACCCGGGACTACGCCGCCGAGAACTGGGCGCCCGACCCGCCGCGCCGCGTCGAGCTGCCCGACGGTGCCGAGGTCCTCCAGCGCGAGCTGACCGACGCGCTCGGGCTCGGCCGCGGCCCGAACGTCGCCGCCGCGCTGGAGGCCGTCCCGAACCGGTACGTCGTGCCGGGGGCGCCCCGACGTGGCCGGCTCTACCGCGTCGGCCACGAGCTCGTCGAGGCCGCCTCCGCGCTGGGGCGCTCGCTCGGCCGCCCCGTCGAGGTCGTCCTCCGTCCGCCCGAGGGGGACGAGGCCGAGCCGGCCGTCGACCCGGCCCGCTGGAAGGCGCCGGAGCCGAAGGCGGGCCCCTGGGAGGGCCGCGAGGTCACGCTCGAGCGCGGGACCGAGCTCGTACAGCGCGAGCTGCTGGCGGCGCTCGGGATGCGGCCGACGGCGAACAACCGGGCCACCCGCGCGCTCCTCCCGCTCCGGCGGAAGGGCCACGGGAACGCCTGGCTCTACCGCGTCGACGACGAGCTGGTGGAGCTCCTGAAGGGCCACGGCTTCGCCGTCACGCTGACCCCGCCCGCCTCGGTCGACCAGGCCACCGAGGCGGAGCGCCCCGCGCCCTCCGGCGACGGGCACTGGTCGTCGCTCCTGCCCGAGACCCGCCCCGTCGACACGCCCCACTTCGTCTAGCCCATCGACCCATGCCCACCGTCTACGTCCCCCTCGACCGAGTCCTCGACTCGCCCTTTCAGACCCGGTCGCACTACGACCTCGAGGCCGTCGCCGAGCTGGCGGACTCGATCGAGCGCGACGGCCAGCTCCAGACGCCGGTCGCGCGCCTGATCGACACGGACAACCGCACGATGCACGAGCGGTCGTACAAGGCCGCTCGGACCGTTCTCGATCACGACGCCTGGATGGTCAAGTCCGACCTCCGCGTCCAGCTCGCCTACGGCCACACCCGGGCCCGGGCCTGGAAGCTGATCTGGGAGCGCGCCGCCGCGCCCGACCAGGTCGGGCGCGGCCCCGCCGGCGTCCCCCCGGGCACGATGCCGGTCGAGCTCCGGCCCCTCACCGACGACGCCATGGAGCGCCTGGCGTGGGAGGAGAACGAGCGCCGGCGGGACCTCGACCCCGTCGACCGGGCCGCGGCGATCGCCAGCAGGATCGAGCGCCACGGGTGGACGCACGAGGAGGCCGGCGAGGCGCTCGGGCTCGACCGCTCGACGGTGTCCAACATCCTCCGGTGGTACGAGGCGTTCTCGGCCGACGAGACCGGCGCCGGCGAGTCCGCGCTCGAGGCCATGCGCGACGGGCGGCTCAGCGAATCGAAGGCGCGCGCGCTCGTCCGGCTCTTCGACGCCCACCGGGAGCACGCCACGATCGTGGCCGGGCTCGTCGAGGAGGGCTTCGCATTCGAGCTCCGGACGGTCGTCGAGTACGCCGCCGAGGTCGAGTCGGCCGCCTCGGTCCGGTCGCGGGTCGAGACGGAGATGGGGCAGATCGAGGCCGAGGTCGAGGCGGAGCGGAAGCGGCGCGAGCCGGGGATGTTCGACGACGCGCCCGAGGCGAACGCGCTGACGATCGGAGGGGAGAGGTTCGTCGACTCCGCTACGGGAGAGCCAGTCACGGAACACGGCCAGATGGAGGTCGGGCGCAGTTACGTACCAGAGTCGAGGTACGCCCATTTGCCGGACGCCCCGGGACTCGACTCGGCGGAGTGGATCCTGAGCGAGCTGCGGGCCCGTTCCGGGGGCGCCCACAGCAACTCGGTCCCCGACGTCCGAGCCGCGATCGCGCGCCTTGTTGGACTCCAGGTCGAGTCGGACATCCTGATTGCGAGGGCAGAGGGGGCGGGCGACGTGCCAGGGTCGGCGGTAATCGGGACGCTCCGGTCTGCCCGGAAGGAAGTCCACGACGCGATCGGCGAAGCTGACGCCAGGCTCCGAGAACTCGAGGGGAACGTCGACGGCTACGACGACGGCGGGGCTGGGCTCCGGCGCGCGGCCGAGGCCCAGGGGCTCGAGCCGTTCGGCCAAGACGACGACGGGGACGACGGGCCGATCATGGTCCCGTATCGCTACTACGACCAGGTCGTCCTGGTCGAGTCCGTCGACGGGTTCCACCACGCCGGCCAGAACTACGAGGTCTGCCTCTCGGTCGTCCACGTCCGCGACGACGGCTCGGTCGCACAAGGCCACCAGTTCAGCGTCGTCGACGCGGCCGGGGCCATCGTCGTGCACACGTGGCCGACCATCGAGGACGCGATCGAACGCGCCCGGCAGAAGCTCGACGAGCAGCTCGAGGCGGCCGGCCCCGGCGAGACGGCGGAGGAGGCCGGCTTCGACGAGGACCTCGAAGCCCTCGCCGACGAGCTGGCGGAGCCGGCCGACGTTGAGCTCGACTTCTGGCCGCCGGTCCGGACGCCCGACGTCTGGGACGCGATCGACGGGATGACGGTGGCCGAGCTCGACGAGGCCTACCACACCTACGCGCTCCCCGTCTTCGTCCGCTACGCCGGGTACTACCAGACATCGCAGCTCAAGCCCGCGAAGCAGGAGCTCGTCCGCCGCGTCGTCCGTCACAACGCCGACCTCGCGGCCGTCCATCGCCTGACCGACGAGCACCTCGCCATGTTCGGCGAGTGGTTCGACAGACTGTTCGCCGAGGACAGCGTGTACAGCACGATCACTCAGCGCTCGCGGCGGCACCGGTCGATCCGGACCGGGGCGTTCCGCGACTGGGGCAAGGGGTGGTACGAGAACGTCCGCTACGCGGGCGAGCTCGCCGGCACCTACGACGCCGCGGCGGAGATCGGGCTGATGACGGCCGGCGAGCTGGCGGCCCTCAAGCGCGAGACGTACCGGCTGGCCGCGTCGTTCTGCTACTCACTATTCCTGGAGCGGCGCGCGGCCGACGTGTCCGCGGACACGTCGCCCGAGGCGGAGCCCTCCGGGCCGATCGGGAAGGGGGGCCTTACGGCGCCCGGTGGTGACGCCTCCCCTCCGGAGGGCTCCGCTGGCGGGGAGGATAACGGCGACGAGCCAAACGGCGGTAGTGCCGAGGGCCCGCCGCTCACGCTCGTCCAGCTCGAGAGGCTGTTCAGCGGCGACGCCGAGCTCGCGGCCACGCTCGACGCCGCCGCGCTCGACTACGCGTTCATGCGGGCGGTCGAGCGGCGGCTCCCCGTCGAGTCCCGCCAGATGCTGAGCGAGTGGGTCGAGGAGGCCGAGACGCGCGAGGCCGCCCGCCTCGACGAGCCCGCCGAGGCGGAGGTCCCGGCATGAGCGACGCCATCCACATCGGCGACGTCGTGACGCCGACCGGGTACCTCGAGGACGGCGACGGCGAGAACACGCCGCGGGGCGTCATCGCCCGACCCGGCCACCGCCTGGTCGTCGTCGGGACCGACGGCCACTGGCCGCTCTACGTGACCCACGCGCCCCCGTTCTACCCGGCCCCGCGGCGCTTCGGCGTGAAGCCCGGCGAGGTCCGCCGACTCGTGGACACGTGCGAGCCGCCGCCCCCGCCGTCCTTCCCGGCCGACCTCTTCGACGAGCCCGCGCCCGAGGTCGCCGAGGCATGAGCGACCTCCGCCAGATGCCCGGCTACACCCGCCCGGCCGCGCCAGCCGTCCCCGCCTCGACGTCGAGGCCGGAGCACCCGTCCGCCAAGGCCGACGCGCTCCGCGTGTCCGGACAGATCCAGGAGTCCCCGCTCGTCGACCGGCTCCTCGCGCTCTACCGCCGCGCGGCCAGCCGCGAGCACGTCGACAAGCAGGGCCGCCGGCTCCCGGGGATGACGGATTACGAGGCCGCGGCCATCCTCGGCGTCGAGCGGACCACGATCAACGCGGCCCGGAACCAGCTCGTCGACGCCGGCCGGGTCGGGAAGCTCGACAAGCGGTTCTGCCGCTACCGCCCGTCGAACCAGCGCGTCTGGGCTTGGGCCCTCACGTCCGTCTGCGAGGACCACGCGCGCCGCGAGACCCGATGACGCGCGCCGACCACGACCGGGCCCTCGCCCGCCGCGCCGCCCGCCTCGAGGCCGGGGAGGCCGAGGCGTGGGCGACCGTCAACGGGTTCGCCCGCTACGAGGTCAGCTCGTGGGGGTTCGTCCGGAACCGGAAGACCGGCCGGATCCTCAAGCCGTTCGTCCACGACGGGTCGTTCCCGGCCAACGGGTACCTCCGCGTCTCGCTCTACAAGGCGTCGGGCCGGAACCGGAAGAACCGT